GTCACTTGAATATAAAAATAAATTATTTTTGTAATGTAAAGTTGAAAAGTTAAGTGCTATTTCTCGCTATCTAATGCGTCAGACATTCTTAACTTTTTTAGTTTACGGTCTTGCGCTTTCCAGTTTTGTAGCATTTCGCTCTCTGCTTGAGTTTTTCTGCGATTACGACGAATCGCGGCCTGTCGAGTAGCATTTCTTTTAATGCTTGGTTTCTTATATTCCTTGCGTTCTAGCAATTCTTGCTTAATTTCTTTACCATATGCTCGGAATTTTCTTAGTGCTTTTTCTAGTCTCATATGTTTTGTATCAATCTTCAAAATGTCCACCTTCTCTTTCTGAGGTACTGAACTTGCTTTCTTATGCTATTTTCAGTTCTACCTAAATGCTCTGCCATTACTCTTACAGGTAAGTTCGAGTAATTATCCTTTAGGTATTGTCTATCTTTATGTGTCCATTCTTTCATTACTCTATTATACTTCAAGTTAGGCAAAAAGTCAAGAACTAAATTTTTTTACTTGACTTCGCACTGAAAAGTTGCTATAATATAACTTATGAATATTGACACAGCATACCTAATAATTTTAATTTTAACGAACATGGGAACATATTACCTAACGAAAAAAGCGACTATCGAACATACGATAGATGTGCTAGAACGAGAGGGACACATCTCTTTCGATGACGAGTAGAAAAATAGTTCTTGACTTTGAGTTCAATTTGTCGTATAATAAGTATGAAAACAATGATGTTTTCAGTGCCATACCGATAGGGTGGCTCATAATATAGGAGTATAATTATGACAAATACAATGTTAAGACATTTTCTAGGGTTTGACCCAGCTATGTTTGAAACAGTCGATACTAATTACCCACGATACAATGTGGTAAGAACAGATGACGAATCTGTGAGTGTAGAGATTGCAGTTCCAGGCTTTCATCGTGATGATGTAAGTGTAGAACAAGACGGAAATAAATTGCTTATCAAAGCAAAGGCAACTGACTGGTTGCAAGAAGGCGAAAGCTACTTGCATAAAGGTTTTAGTTCCAAAGGTTTTGATCGACAGTTTATACTCGGTGAGTTTATGGAAGTAGATTCCGTTAGACTCAAAGATGGTATTCTTACTATTAATGTAGTGAAGAATATTCCTGATGAAAAGAAACCTAAAACATTCGACATAGAATGATGGTTCATTGCAAGACTCCGCGCTCTAGGCGGAGTCGCCTTTCTATCAAAAACGAGAAACAACGCAGAAAGAAAAGCGATGCCGAGACACTTGCTCTAGTCGACAAAGAAATAGAGAAGTGGCAAAGGAGAATAGACAAATGGAAATAAGTAAAGAAGGCTTAGCCCTCATTAAGAAGTTTGAAGGGTTTGAAGCAGGCGCATATCAATGTCCAGCAGGAGTTTGGACAATCGGATATGGTCATACAAAAGATGTGCAACCAACAGATGTTTGGAGTCAGTCACACGCAGAACATATGCTCGAAGCAGAACTCGAGGAGTTCCAAGAGTATGTAAATAACATGGTAAAAGTGCCGTTGGAACAGTTCCAATTTGATGCACTAGTTGCTTGGGTGTATAACCTTGGCGCAGGAAATTTTAAAGAATCAACACTATTGAGAGTGTTAAATGAAGGCGATTACGATGATGTTCCTCACCAAATCAAGAGATGGAATAAAGCTGGAGGACGGGTTCTCCAAGGACTTGTTCGTAGACGAGAAGCAGAAGCTCTTTTATTCCAGAACAAGGAGTGGGAGCATGTATAAAGTATTTCTTGGAACTACATTGATAGCAAGTGGTCTTTGTTACTACTTGTATCAAGAAAATCAGAAGCTACTGGGGAATGTGAAAACATTGGAAGTAGCAGTTGAAGTGCAAGAAAAAACTATCGAATCGCTACAGAGTGACTTTGCTTTACAAGGGCAAAGTCTACTCGAGTTACAAAGTAAGAATCAAGAGATTCAGTTAGAAATGAATCGTTATCTTGATATATTCAAAAGGCATAACCTTAGTAAGTTAGCAGCTGCAAAGCCAGGGCTAATTGAAACTAGGGTAAATAATGCAACTAAGGAAGTATTTGATGGAATTGAACAAGACAGTAGGGATATTGATGACGCTGATGATGGCCTCATCTTGCAGCCTACTCCCGAAGCAGACATTAGAGGTTAGTGCAAAACCAATAGAAAGGCAGATTATTCAGCCTGTACTACCTCGTGAAATAGACTTAAAAGAACCATATTGGTATGTAGTTAGTGAGAAAAACATTGACGAGTTCCTAGCTGATATTGAAAAACGCGAAGGACAAGTAGTATTTCTCGCTATGTCAGTTCCTGATTATGAACTGATGGCATACAATATGCAAGAGTTGAAACGATACATTCGTGAACTCAAAGAGGTAGTAGTTTACTATCGAAAGGTAACAACCGATGGAACAGACGGAGAACAGGAATGAGGTAAATATAGACCTCGATAAGTATATGTCACTAGTAGATAAACTAGATGACGCAGAAGATACTATCAGTGCTTTGAAAGCCGAAGCAGAAGCAGCTAAGAAACAATTAGCTCCACCAAAGAGGAAGTTTATGGACTTGTTTTTAGACGACAATGATGTAAACGAGAAAGCAATCATAGGATTTATTTCTTTCTTCTTTATGATAGTATTCGCCACATGTGACCTAGTCACAGCATTTATGGGCAAAGAGTTGATAATTGACGATACAATATACACATCGCTAGTAGTGGTAACACTAGGAGCATTTGGTATATCAGAGGCAGGACGTGCTTTTGGTAAGTAGTCTTTCAATATTTTTGCTCGTCACCATTTCCTTGGCATATTCTAAGTATGTCAAGGATCATTTCAAAAAATAATTCTTGACAACAATCTTAAATTCGAGTATAATATATGTATGAATTTGTTTTACTTAGATGAAAATTTAGACAAGTGCGCAGAATACCATGTGGACAAACACATTGTTAAAATGCCACTAGAAGCTGCACAGCTTCTTTGTACAGCGATATGGGTAGATGAAGTGCTGGGGTTTGTACCTCGTGCATTGAATCGAGAGGAATCTGCTGTGCTAAATGAACACAAAGCTAAGATAAAACATTTGCCTTTGGAGGAACGACCTCTTACTCCATATCTGCCGATGATGTACAATCACCCTTGCACGATATGGACTCGTTCTTCCTTAGACAATTTTGAGTGGGTTCATTGCTATGCTAATGCGTTGAATGACGAATATCATTATCGTTATGGTAAGGAGCATAAGTCAGTGGTTGAAGTAATTAATAAATTACCCGAACCTAAAAATATGCCTAGAGATGGACTCACTCCTTTCGGTATGGCTATGCCAGATGAGCTGAAAGACCCAGACGATGTCGTAGGTTCGTATCGTCTGTATTATCACACAGACAAGGCAACCTTTGCGAAGTGGTCGCATCGCCCTATACCAGATTGGTGGGACGATGGGTTGGCTTGGTATGACCAAAGGATAACAAGTAAATAAATGGAAAAATTTTTTTATAGAGGAGTAAATATTTTTATTCCTGAGAATCTCGCTGATTCTGAAAGAGATGACTTCATAAGAAGTGCAAAATCTTCAGTAAGCAGATGGAGATCACACAATCGAAAACCTAAGAGGAGACGCAGAAATGTATAAGTTCAGAGAAGACGAAGTGTTAGCTGAAATTAAAGAATGGATAGACAGCACTTACGATAAGCATTACAGCATGAACAAGATACAGTCCACAGAGTTCATAAATGACGCAGGTCATGGAGTAGGATTCTGTTTAGGTAACATAATTAAATATGCTCAGCGTTATGGCAAGAAGAATGGCTATAA